CTGAGATCAAGCAACCTGGGTTTCAGTTATCAAAATTTCTGAAACTCGTTGGCTTGCAGCCATCTGTTAAGGATCTTTATGATTTGATCCCCTACACTTGGTTGCTCGACTGGTTTAGCGATCTGGGTAGATACATTGGCGCTATCAGTGCCCTTGCATCTACAGATTGCTTCATCAGCTACGGATTTATGACCACAGTTTGTGATCAAACAGTCCTGTACCAACCGACTATAAGTGTCACGAACTCGACTACCACAATTCATTTTGATGGTAGTGAAGAAACTCAAGAGGATATCGTGAGATACCCTTGTTATCTTGAGTTTACTTCGAACACGCACCATCGGGTGCGTGCTACGAGTTTGAACGGTGTAAGAAATACTGACAGTTTCTCCAACGGTTGGAGTGACTTTCAGCTCTCTATCCTATACTCTCTGTTTACACAGAAGGTATAGTCAACCGCTCTGTGAAGAGCTATGACCCTTGAAGGAGGAGTTTCCATGCTTACAGATCCAATTGCAGTTGACGCTAATACTCCGAACCCTGCGCTATCTTTTAGCGTAATTCGGAGTGATGGCTATGGTTCAGAACGGAGAGATTCTGGTGGCCTTTATGGCCTCAAGATATCTCATTCGACGTCAAAGAATGGCGATCGTCATTATATTCAAATGACGAAAACCATCGATGCGACGAATCCGTACAATGATCTCGTTTCGCCTCAATCGGCGAGCGTGAGCATTTCCATAGCATCACCGGCCTTTGGCTTCGACTCTGCAGCAATGGCTGCATTGTTTCAAGCCTTGACCGATACTATCGCAGCTGACGACTTCGGTGGTATTGCGAAGCTGATTGATTGGCAGAGTTAGTCTATGACTAACAAGTCTATCAATCGAATCGCCGTTGTTCTTCTCATTGCGATTAGCGCCATTTCCATAACAGGATGTGACGCCATTCGTTCCGATTTGGATCAGTTGTGTACTGATCTTCATTGGTGTGATGTGAACAACAATGTTCCACCTCTGCCGGCACCCGTAGGGTAGTTACCTACGTCTGCGGATCTGTTCATGGACTGGAATGCCAACCTCATGGAGGTGACATGAAAAGTCCAGTTGAACTCCTTTCAAGCTTTCTTGACGATGTCAAGAGGCTTGAACCTGGCGTAAGAGGTCTTGATCGTGATCTTCATACGATCAAGATGCGTTTCAAACACGAGGGCTACGGTTTCATCTCCGTAGCACTTTCAGCCTTATGCGATGCCTTTGACACGGGCATTTCATCTGGCCGTTTTACCTGCATTCCTAATTTTAAAACAATTAGGAATGGAACAATCCCTGTATTCTTACAGGGTATGTTCTGTAAAGTGTTTGATCCTAAAACGGGCCAACGACTCGAAGAACCAGATATCGGTATCATTAAGCTGATACGTGAATTTCTGCGTCTCTTCAAGAAGGTGGTCTCCACCCCTAAACGAAAAAGAAGCTCGATTTGGAGGCTAGGAGATCGTTCATCGAAACTGATATGAACATACTTGAGGATTTTCCCAAGAATGCTCTATTCTATTTCGATAGTGTTTCGCGTCTAGTACTGCCAAATCTTGACGGATTTAGCAGTGAAGATCTAGATATGAAACACGGTCCGGGCACTGTTGCTGAACGTGTCTTTACGAACCAGAAGTGGTCCGCATTGAGGAAATCTCTTAGTGATAAGAGATTTCTTGCCGATAAGTATGGTTTGTCTTCAATGACCAGCGATGGTCACAGTACTGTTGACTACAGTGCTGTCGAGACACCCTCTTTCGAGGATATCTTGTATGAAGCTGACCTCCTTAACGGTCTCGTTCCGCAGCTCACCTCTAGCGGTACTGCCGAACTTTTGACTGTACCTAAGACCTCTACGGCCTTACGTACAATCACCCGTGAGCCCGTGTTGAATATGTTTATTCAACAAGGTCTCAATACGCTCCTCCGCGATCATATCGCGAAGGACGCTGTATTGAAGGGTTGTTTGGCTTTAACCGATCAGAGCAAGAATCAAAAGCTTGCTCTGCTCGGTTCCCTTACTGACGAATGGTCGACAATCGATTTATCGTCTGCATCTGACTTACTTAGCCTTAGTCTGGTTAAGCGAGCCTTTGCAACGAAACCCAGGTTTCTTACCTGTGTTCTCGAGAGTCGTTCGTCGCACTGTGATACCGGACTAGGTATCATTGAGCTTCGAAAGTTCGCCGGTATGGGAAACGCACTAACATTTCCAGTTCAGAGCATGATATACGGAATAATCCTCATATCATGTATTCTGAGTTGTGAAGGGCTTCGCCCTTCCTATGGGAATGTTTTGCGCGCCGCTAGGCGTATTTGCGTATATGGGGATGATATCCTCATACCTCGCAAATATTCACGCCAGGCCTGTGATTGGTTGACTTCGTTTGGTATGCGTGTCAATACCAAAAAGTCGTTCCTTGATGGAAACTTCAAGGAAAGTTGTGGCGTTGATGCATATCGTGGTTACGATGTAACTCCGGTATACTTACGCTACAAACCAATCATTTCCGACAGGGATCCCGACCAAATTGCATCTCTCGTATCAACACAAAACCAACTTTGGTTGCGTGGTTTATACGCGAGTGCTCAGTGTATTGTCGACGAGATAAGTAAATTTTATCATTTACCTCTCGTTTCCAAGACATCATCTGGTCTAGGTCTTCATAGTCACGTTGATACTAACGTCGCACATAAGTGGGACGGGAAGCTACAACGTCTCGTTTTCCGAGCGTTATGTGTCGAAACGATCACTCGTTCCGACAACATATCTGACTATGATGCTTTGTTTGCTTCTCTGCACAAGCTGGAACGACGCAAACGTCAATTTGCTATCGTTTCAGATTCTCCAGATTGGCTTGCAAAGTCCGTAATCCGGTTTCGAACTCGAATCCGGCGTCG